CGAAGATCCCGAAGGCCTGCCCGAGCCGGCGCACGGCCGCGCCCAGGCGCTGGATCGTGGGCTGGATCCGAGCCCACCCCGCGGTCATCCCGGCCGAGAAGCCGGCCCAGAGCTGGCGCAGGCGATGGACCATCATCGCGATCCCGATGACGAAGCGCCGGATCCCGGGCTCCTGGCCCAGGGCCTCGGAGGTCGCTCGAGTGAAGCCGCCGCGCTCCACGGCCTCGGTCAACGCGGTCCAGAGGAGCCGCATCCGGCCGATGGTCTCGTCCCAGAAGTCCCCGAGCCCGCCCCAGTTGTTCCGGACCGCGACCACGACGCCCGCGATCGCAGCGCCGAACGCCAGGGTGGCGAGGATCGCCGGCGCCATGAGGAGGGCCATCACGGCGAGCACCTTCAGGATGGCGACCAGGAAGGGGGCCACGACCACGAGGAGCCCGGCGACGACGGTCAACGCTCCCCCGAGGGTCAGGAAGGCGGCGGTGGCGGTGAAGACGGCCGCGATTGCCGTCCGGAGCCCCTGGGGCATCGCGTTGAAGGTGCGGACGATGAAGCCCACGACCTGGTTCACGATGCGCAGGACCGGCTTGAACGCCGAAGCGAAACCCTCCCCGATGACCACCTGGAGGGTCTCCACGATGCCGGCCAGGATCGTCTTCTGGCCCTCCCAGGTGTCGAGGAGGTTCTCCGCGAAGGCGTCGGCGGTCCCCCCGGCGGTCTCCATCTCGTGACGCAGCTCGCGGACGGCGTCCGAGATCGTCTCGATCAGCCGGCCGTTTCGGGTCGTGCCGATCATCTGCTGGAGCTGGGCGCTGATGTTCGTGTACGCGGTCTTGCCGAAGCGGCCGAACAGCTCCGAGACCCGCGCGGCCCGCTCGGCCTCGTCCGAGATCCCGGCGAGCGCGGGCATGGTGTCCTGGACGATGTCGAGGAAGTCCCGGAACTGGCCGGTCGCGGGGTCGGTCACGTCGACGCCCATGGACCGGAAGTCGGCCGCATTCCGGGCCGCAAACTCGAGGGCGCTCGAGACCGAGCTGGCCGCCACGCTGACGTCCACGCCGCTGTTCCGGACGAGGCCCATCGCGATCAGCATCTCGTTCAGGTTCTGACTCGTGGCCTGGGCGCCTCGAGAGACGGTACCGAGCGCCAGGGAGAGGTCCCCGGCCGTGAGGGCGGATTGCGCCGTGACGCGGAGGAGCCGGTCCGCGATCGTGCGGGTCTCCTCCCCCTGGATTCCGAAGACGCGCACGGCCGCGCCCGCGGCTCGAGTCGCCTCCTCGATCGCGATTCCGCCGCCGGCCGCCAGGTTCAAGGAGTCGGTCAGGAGGTCGATGGACTGCGAAGCGTTGAAGCCGAGAGAGCCAAGAGCTTCGAGGCCCTGGACGGTCTGGTCTGGGGAGAACTGCGTCCGGATCCCGGCCTCGATCGCCGCATCCCGAAGCCGGAGAAGATCCTCCTCGGTCGCACCCGAGACGTTCCCGACCGCGCGGAGGCCTTGCTCGAAGGTCCCCGCCGCGTCCGCCGCAGCGAAGGCGCTCGCGAGCCCGCCGACGCCCACAGCCAGGGGGACAACGCCGGCGGCCGCGATGGCGAAGCCGGCGCGCATGGCTCGCCCCGACGCCGCACCCTCCGCCCCGAGCCCGCGGAGCTGGCCGCGGAGGCGGTTGATCGTCCCGCTGGCCAGGTTCTGGGCGGTGAAGATGAACCCGAGCCCCATGTTGTTCAGGGCCATCGCGTCACCTCGAAGCCGAGCGAATCGCCGCCGCCTCCCGCCCCCTTCGGCGGTGGAGCCATTCCAGCGCGAACTCGATCTCGTCCAGGTCCATCTGCGCCACGTACCGGGGGTCGAAACCCGAGAAGCCCGATCCGCCGTGCTGACAGTAGCACAGCTCGAGGGTAGCCCTCAGGAGGTAGCGCGGGGGATAGATCGGGAGCAGCCCCCCGACCTTCGGGAGCCCGTCTACGTCGTCTCCGTCTCCTTCTCGCTCGTCTCCGGGCTCCCAGCGGTCAAGGTCCGGGACTCCCGTCCATCCCTCGACTTCTTCCGCGACTGCTGACGCGGAAGCCAGAAGTCCGCGCCCTCGAAAGGGGGCGACACCTCGAACGGGCGATCGCACTCCGGGCACTCGATCTCGAGGTTCGTCTCCACGCCGCCGTCCACCGCCTCGAACTGGGCCATGAGGTCGAGCTGGACGTCCATGTCGAGATCCTGGACCCAGGCATCGATCCGGCGCTTGTCGATGCCGTCCACCTCCACGATCCGGTTCGCGAGCGCGGTGGTCATGAGCTGGCTCTTGTTCTCGACCAACTTCTTGCCGGCGCGCCACTCGTCCTCGCCGGTCTGGAGCTTGAAGACGACCCGCCGACCCTCGGCCTCGGCGTTGAAGCGGTTCCGGCCCTCCCGGATGGCCGCTCGAGAGTCCTCGGGGAGGTCGAAGATCGGGAGCTGCGTCTCGAGGTTGACCTCCCAGTCGAACCGGGCTCCGCAGCCGCGCTCGCGCTCGTCGCAGTGGGCCTTGAAGGTGTAGAGCGGGCCGTACGTGGCGATCCGGATCACCATGAGGGCCAGGAAGCGGTCGCAGACCAGCACCTTCCCCCAGGGGACCGAGCCGCCGTCCGCGACGCGGTACGGACCCGGGTCCTCGGTCTTCAGCCAGCACCCGGCCAAGACCTTGTCGAAGGTCTCGCCCTTGCGGGCGGCCTTCCGGTCGGCCAGGACGTCGGCCTCGGTACCCTTCAGCTTGCGGACCTCGCCAGCGAGGCCGCTCGGGAGCTTCACGATCATGGTGTCCCCTTGAACGCCCCCGTACGCCGTCAGGGGGCCACACCGCTACTCGGCGCCGGCGCGCGCCGCTCGGACTAGACCGAGCCCTCGGCCTTGTCGAACGTGTCGATCGCCAGCGTGAGCATCTCGATCACGTTCTCGTCGGCCTCGTTGTCCCACTCGCCGACGACCATCTTCTTCGGCCAGGCGCCCGAGAGCGTCCAGGTCCGGAGGATGGTGGCGTCTCGGTCGAGCTGGTTGACGTCGACCTCGCGCTTGTAGTCCGGGGTCACGAGCCCGGTGTTCGCGCTCATCCGGACGACCTCGAGCCACCAGTCGTAGAGGTCCGAGTCCGAGTTGGCGGCGCCGCGCTCGAGGGTGACGTCGGGGACGGTCACGCGGCCCGGCGTCTTGTCCGGGATCAGCGCGCCGCCCTCCCACTGCTCGACGGTCGCGACCTCCGCGCTCAGCTCGGACATCTTGCGGAAGCCCGCGTGCGCCACGCGCTCGATCTCGACGATGAACGCGAACTTCTTCTGGAAGATCCGCGGGTTTCCGGTGATGGGCATCGTTCTCTCCGTTCAGCCTTTCCAGCTCAGCGCGCGCAGGGGATCAGCCGCCGACCTCGGCCTCGAGCGCGCGCGTGTCGCGCGAGAAGCGGATGATGACCCACTCGGCGGGGGTGTTGAACGCGAGGCCCACCCGGCCGTTCATGCGCCCGGCGTTGACCTCGATCGGGCCGTTGATCTTGTCGCTGAAGTCGACGAAGAACGCGGTGTCCGGGTCCTCCGAGGCGAACGCGCCGACGCGCATCTCGTCGATCAGGAAGGCCCGGATGGTGCGCAGGACCGTCCGCCGGAGCTTCGGCGTGTTGTTCTGGTTCCGGGCGAACTCGGTCCCGTTCTTGATCGACTGCTCGATGAAGATGGCGCCGCGGCGCTGGGCCACGAAGGGGAAGTTGCCGTTCCCCTTCAAGGTCCGGGAGCCGTCGATGTGGCGCGGCGCGCCCGGGAAGCTCGTCAGGATGTTGATGCGCTTCGGGAAGACGAGGTCCCGCTTCGCCTCGTCGAAGACCTCCTCGGTCTCGAAGCCGAGGACGCCCCGGAGGATGCCCTTCTCGATGCCGGCCGGGGGCACGTAGACGCCGCCCGGCTGGCTCGCGTCCGTGCGCGCGTAGACGCCGGCCACGATGCCCGAGGGCGCCACCGTGAGCAGCTCCGCCGAGCCGAAGATCGTCCGGTTCGGGTTCAGCACCTTCACCCGGGGCCAGTACATGGCGCCGAACTCGCTCAGGCCCAGGAGGCCGGCGGTCGTCTCCACGTAGGTGATGATGGCGGTGGCCGACTGGTCGGCCGGCGGATCCAGGACCGCGAACATCGACCCGCTGCGCGTGTCCTCGCAGTAGGTGATCATCGCGTTCTGGACGGCCGCCGTGGCCTGCCCGGGGACGATCAGGATGTTGACGTCCTGGACCGTGTCGAGCGACCGGATCCCGGTCGCGCCGCTGGGGTCGCCGATGAAGTCGGCGTCGACGAGACCCGCCAGGCCGTCGTTGCCGCCGGCGAGGGGGCCGAAGGTTCCGCTGGCCGGGCGCTGGCTCGCCGCCGCCGAGTCGAGGTCCACGACCGCGATCAGCTTCGAGGCCTCGGAGCCGGAGTTGATGATGGTCTCGGCGTAGCGGTCGTCCGTGTCGACCATCGACAGGTTCGGGAACAGCTCGAGGACCACCCCGTCGTCCAGGACGAGGAGGTTGAAGCGCTCGGCCTCCCCGGAGGTCGCCGCCGCGATCTGGATCTCGAGCCCGTTCGCGTAGCTGCCGTCGGTCTTGCCGTCGACCTGGAGCGTGTCCTCGGCCGCGCCGGTGCTCCCGGAATGGACCGCGTTGTCGAAGCCCAGCTCGTCGTCCGCGGTGCTCGAGGCCTGGACCTGGACGTCGGAGGCCGCGCCGGTCGTGTTGCTCGAGATCCGGACCGCGCCGCCCACGTTCGTGACCGCGACGCCGACGACCGCCAGCTCCACGATCGTCTTCACCTCGGCCACGGTGACGGCTTCGATGTCCGCCACGTTGCCGGTGCCCTGGACCTCCGCCGCCGCGAAGTCGAGCTTCAGCGCGCCGGTCGCGGTCCCGCCGGTGACCTCCACGAAGGACCCGGTCCCGCGCTTGTCGCTCGTGATCGTGACCTTCGTCCCGCCGCTCGTGACGCTCGCCTGGGCGCCCACGATCTTCGCGTTGATGACGGCCGCGACCTCCGCCGCCGTGGCGTTCGCAATGTCCGCGAACTCCGCCGTCAGGAAGGTGATCGCCTGGGGCGCGCCCTGGTCGATGACCACGTTCAGGACGTCGCCGTCCACGAGTCCGAAGGTCTCGGCGTTCGTGGTCTCGCGCGCGGCCGCCGTGGCGTTGAAGACGACCTGCGTCGGTCCGCCGCCGTCCACCGCGATGTCGAGGTCGTCCCCCGGCTCGAGGTTGAAGGGCTCGACCTCGCTCCCCGTGACCTGGCCGGCGCTCGGCGCGCTCGCGGCGGTCTGGAGGTTCAGCGTCCCCTTCGCGCTCGTCTTCGTGGCCGGAGTCGCGGGGTCCGTGAAGTGGACCGTCCGGATCACGTAGAGGAACTGGCCGCCGTTCTCGAAGAAGCCGGCCGCCGCCAGGGCGAGGTCGGAGTCCGCGGTGTAGGTGCCGAAGATGTCCCGGTACTCGTCGAAGGACGTGACCAGCGTGGCGACGCCGATGGGGCCGCGCTCGGTCACGCCCACGGCCGCGACGATGCTCGTCTGGACGGCCTGGATCGCCCGGATGGAGGGCTCCTCCTCCAGAACGACCACCTTGCTCGAAAGCAGCGCGTTTCCCATGTCTTACCTTCTCCAGCTCTCCGCGGTGATCCCCTTGTTGACCCTCGCACGTGGGCGCTTACTTGCGCCGCCGCTCCTTGCCCTTCGGAGCGGTCTTGACCTCGGTCGCCGGCGCCTTGGCCGGCTTCGGTCCCGCGTCCTGGGGTACGGGGCGGACCTTCAGCTCCCGGCGCTCGACCGCGGCCGCGATCTCGGGGACCTGGAGGCAGGCGGCCGAGACGGTGACCTCGGTCCCGTAGGGGATCCGGACGCTGTCCGGGACCAGCTTCGAGGACTGCTTCTTGCGTCGCTCCCCGTCGCGGGTCTCCACCGTCGTGCGGTTCGTGACCTTCACCGGAGAGATCTCTCGGGTCAGGTTGAAGACGAGCATCCGCTTCGGGTGCTTGGTCGTGTTCTTCAGGATGACGTCGGCCACGGTTTCCACCTCGGAGAGCGCAAGGGAGAATCGCCCGCCGATCCGGAATGCGTCAAGCGAGTCCGCCGGTGTCCAGGTCCACCTCGGTCGCCAGCTCGGTCGCGAGGTCGCTCAGATCGTCCCGCGGCACGCCGGCGAAGCCTTCCACGTCGAAGCCTCGGATGGTGACCTCCCCGGTGAAGAAGTGGACGTTGGAGGTGTTGGGGCGGCTCCGGATCTCGAACTCGTCGGTCTGCGCGAACTCCCAGCGGGCCGTGCCCTTGCTCGAGTCGTCCGGGTCCCGCGGCATCTCGAGGTAGGGGTTCCGGTTCATGAACTCGATCGCCAGGGGGATCATGTTCAGGCACTCGATCGGGTGGTCCGAGATCCCAATGAGCTGGAAGACGAGGTCGATGGTCCGAGGCTTGCGCCGGATCTCCACGACGTCCCCCACTCGAGCCTCGGGGTTCTCGTTCAGGGAGTAGAAGCGATTCTCGGGGGTCCGAGGACCGGCGAGCACGAACGCGGGGGTCTTGGCGACCTCTACGAAGGCGGTGGAGGTCTCGGGGTCGTAGTCCGTGTGCTGCGTCCAGACGACCTCGGGGAGGAGCTGGCGCTTCATCTCCTGGATCAGGCTCCGGACCAAGCGCGTGAAGTCGGACTCCGCGGTGGCGTCCAGCTTTACGCGGCGGAAGGTGTAGGCGTCCGGGGCCGTGACGCTCTCGCCCGGGATGGGGTCGCCGGCGTCGTCCAGGTTCTCGATGGTGACGGTCACGGCGCCCTCGCCGGCGAGGGGGCAGATCGGGGTCAGGACGCGGAGGAAGTTGCTCCGGATGACGTCGACGCGCAGCGCGGCCGCGGTGCCGAACCGAACCGCGACCGTCTGGGGGGTCGGGGCGTAGACCACGCCGTTGCGCGGGGGCGCGCTCGGTCCGGGTGGGACCGGAGGAGGCACGCGGAAGCCGCCGCCGTAGATCTCGACCAGGGCGCGCCCGGCGGTGGGGCCCTCCGCCGGGGTTCCGACGGCGGTCCCAGCGGGGAGGATTCGGACGAAGGTGGGGACGGCCACGGCACGACTCTACCCGATCCCGCGCGCGTCCTCCCGGGAGGACGCCTCAGCGCCTCGGATTCGAGCCGAGGAGCCCGAGGAGCCCGCCCATGTTCGCCGCCACGCGAGCCTGGAACCGGGCCGCTGCGTCCGGGCCGTCGAACCACTTCTCCGCGACCGGGCGCATGAAGGGGCGCGCCGGGATCTGGACGATCAAGAAGCCGCGGGCGAAGCCGCCCGAGCCTCCACCTCCACCGGGGTTCCCCGCCGCGTTCATCGCCGCGAAGAAGAACCGGCGCATCGCCGCGGTCACCGGGATCACGATGGGCCTCGAGCCGAACTCGTGGATCTCCGCGATGTTCACGAGCTTCTGGCCGTCGCGTCCCCGGGCGTTGCGCCGGATCCCCACCCACGCCTCGGCGCCCAGGGCGGTCATGCGATGGAAGACCGTGATGCTGTTCCGGAGGTCTCCCCGGACGATCAAGGCCTTCGACCCGCCGAAGCCGCGGAAGCGGCGGATCGCGAGCGTGGTCGGGCTCAGGGGGCGGAACGGCCGATCGCCCGGGGCCTGCGTCCGGAAGCCCTCCACGACTTTGCGCCGGAAGAAGTGGGCCTCGGCCAGAACCGCGCGGTCCATCGCGACGCGCAGGCGCGCCGGCGACGTCCGGAGAATCATCGCCGCCCGCTGCCAGTCCCCGGTCGTCTGAATCCGGATCACGTCACGCGCTCGGGATGGAGGGGTCGCGACTCTCGAAGGCCATGAGGAGGAGATTGCGCCGGCCCCCGGGACCGAAGCCCCTGGACTGGACCTCGACGCAGAAGAGCCCGGGCGGGTTCGGGATGGTCTCCACGAGGACGCCCTTGGGGGTCAGGATCCGGATGATGCGGTCGCGCTTGTAGAGGAGGGGACGCCCGGTGACGGCGTCCACGAGCCCGGCGCGCTCGAGGTCCCGGAAGTGGAGGATGATGGTGAACCGGCCCTCGGCCGCGTCCCCGCTCAGCATCGCGCTCAGGCGCTCGAACTGGTCGGGCTCGATCTGGGCCCGGACCTGGACGATGGACTCCTGGCGCGCCGTGACGCCGGTCTGGTCCGTGGGGGCGTCCAGCACCTTCACCGGCGCGCGGAAGTCGGAGTCGTAGCCCGAGGTCAGCGGACCGGCGGCGTCCGGATCGGCCGCGGTCGCCGCGGCGTCGATCTGGCCCAGCTCCACGACGAAGGGGAAGATCAGACGGCCGCGGGCGCTCATGGGGGGATACTATCCCCCGATGCGTGTCCGCAGAAAGCCGGTCGCCATGCCGGAGCGGGAAGCCGAGCTGTGCGAGCGGTTCGCCGCCGCGGCTCGGGAACAAGGCTGGGACGTCTTCCCGGAGGTGGCGGGGTGGGACCTCGTCCTCGTGTTCCGAGGAGCGCCGCGCGAGCGCCGGCACTACGAGCCCCGCTGCGATGCGCGCCCAGGGGACCAGCTCGCGCTCGAGGCGAAGATGCGCGCCAGCGTCGACGCCCTGGCCCAGGCTCACCAGCGGAGCCGATGGCAGGGTCCGGACTTCCGGGGGGTGCTCGTGCCCGAGGCATCCCGGGACTTCCGCTACCTCGCCGGCGAGCTGCGCCTCCACACCTTCGACCTCAGCTTCTGCGGGCCGTGGAAGAGGAAGCGGGCCCCGACTCAGGACCGGCGTCTCCTCTCGGTCTCCGAGGCCATGCGTTGGGACCGCGACCGTCGGTTGTGGCTCCCCCCGATTCCGCTCCAGGGACCCGGCGGGCAGCCGTCGCCCCGACGCCTCACGCGCTGGCGGATCGCCGCGCTCCGCCTCTGCGTCCTCCTTCGCTCGAGGGGATGGCTCACCTCCGAGGACTTCCGGCGCGAGAAGATCTCGATCGCGACGTGGCGCGATCGCTGGATCCGGGCCGACCACGCGGGCCCGCGCGAGGGGAAGCTGGTCCGCTACCTCGCGGTCCCGGACGTCGCGCTCCCCGACGCCGGCTACGAAGCCGAGCGGGACGCGCTCAGCGCGGCCTAGAACGGAAGATCGTCGTCCTCCTCGACGACCGCGGGAACGATCTCGGGGAGCGGTACCGTGTCCCCGTCCTCCTCCCCCTCGTACTCCGGGTGGGGGACGTTCCGACCCCCGGGGTTGCAGGTCCCGCACGGGTGCCAGGTGTCGACCTCCGACAGGTGCCACCCTGGGCAGTCCTTCTCCCGGTGAAGCTCCCCGACGGAGGCGTAGACCTTGAAGGTCGCGAAGTAGGCCGAGTGCTCGCTGTACATGGTCAACCCTTCTGGCCCGCGAAGCCCTGGATCTGTTCCCAGCCCGAGCCGCCGTGCGTGCGGCACGCCCCGGGCCCGTACCAGCGATCGTGGGGGTTGGAGGAGAAGCCGCGGACCTGCTTCTCGGAGGCGCGGACCTCGAGCCGGAGGCCGTAGCTCTCCAGCTCCGCGCGGACCTTGGAGCGCGAACGCTTCAGCGCGTACGCCAGCTCGCCAAGATCCTCGTGGGTGAACGACTCGCGATCGTCGTCCAGGCAGAACTCCACGAAGGCCTCGATCGTCTCGTGCTCAGGTGCGGTCATGTCCCGAGCTAATGCAGACGCTATGCCATACGGAATCAAAGCGCCGTCTGGCTTGATTCCGTTGTACGCTATGACATTCGTGTCGTGGTGCGCCTGCGGAGCCGAGTCGAGCTGTCACGCCGCGCCAAGGAACGGCGGGGCCACGAACTGGAGGAGGATGGAGTCGATCTCGGGGTCCCCAGTGAAGGGGCCGACGCCGCGCGTCCCGAGGTCGGCCGGGCTCGCCCACTTGATCGTCTGGTCTCGAGTCCGCAGCTCGGTCAGGCGCCAGGCGTTCAGCGCGTCGGCGGCGTCCGGATCGGTCGCGAGCGGGAGCTGGCGCAAGACCATGAGGACGCACGCGCGCGTGATCAGGAGCGGGGTCCGGCCGGTCGGGGAGCCGTCGGGCTCCGTGTAGCCGAACAGCCCCGAGACCTCGATGTTCTGCGTCCCCTTGGGGAAGCGGTAGAGGTGAAGCTCGGACTCCGCGATGAACCCGGTCTCGTAGCGCTCGTCGACGCTCACCAGCTCGATCTTCGGGCTCTCGCGGTCGTCCGGCTCGAGTAGCCCCTGCGTCAGGTGCCGGTTGTAGACGCGGTAGTCCGAGGCCTCGAGCGGGAGGGTGGGAACGGACTCGAGCCCGAGGAGCGTCACGCTCGAGATCGAGACGATGGGGTTCCCGAGGAGGAGACCCCGCCGGCCCGTGCCGTCCAGGCGGTAGGTCGCCGGGCGCGGGTTGAAGAAGCGGCCGGTGTAGCCGTCGATGAGCCGGCTCGCGATCTCGATGGCGGCGATGATCCGGGCATCGCTCACGGCCCCGACGCCGCTCGAGGGGACGCCCTCGGCCCGGACATCGGCCAGGCTCGCGTAGCCGTTCGTCGGCGTTGCGGTGACCTGGGCCACGACGTCGAAGGACTCCGTGAACGACTGCTCGGGGTCGCCCGGGTCCAGCCGGAAGAACC